GCAGTGATTATGCCAACTATCCGGATGCATGTTGGGCAGGTTTACAATTGCCAAAGACTCCGGGTTCGACCACATGGAAATTTAAGAATCTTGCAGGAATTACAGCCGATGATTTAACAACTGCCGGGGTTGGTTATGTATCAGGAAAAAACGGGAATTATTATGAATCAATTGCCGGGCTCAGTGTTATTTCTTCTGAGGGGGTAGTTGTCTCAGGTGAGTATATTGATGTTATTCGGGGCGCTGATGAATTACAGGTTGCCCTAGCTGAAGATATTTATACTCTGCTGGTTAATGCCGAAAAAATACCCTTCACAACTCCCGGAATTGGCGTTATTGAAAACGCTATCAGATACCGAGTTCAAAAGAAGGTCGATGATGGATTTATTGCCGAGAATACTTTAGTTGTTACCGTTCCAGACATTGACGATGTCGAGGCATCAGAAAAAGCAGTAAGGTGGCTGAATGGCGTTACTTTTTCGGCTACGCTATCCGGAGCAATTCATAAGGTCACAATCACAGGGAAATTACAGGTATAAATAAATAAGGAGATAGATTATGGGCGTTAAAACGTATGACCCGACTCAGGTAGTGGTAATTATCGGCGGGTCAATCATGAAAACATGGAATACCGTCACCGTGTCCCGTGATAATGACCGATTTGTTATGACTGAGGGAACGCAGGGCGAAGTTACCCGCACTAAAAATGCCGGTAAATTAGGGACAATCACCTTAATCAATCCCCAGGCATCGGCAGATAACGCTACTTTATCAGCGCACGAATTAGCCGGGTCTCTTTTGGCCTGCTCTGTGATTGATAAAGGTGGAGCCTCTGTTGCTGTTATGCCGGAGGGGACTATCATGAAAATTCCTGATTCTGAGTTCGGGGCAGAGGCAGGGACCAGGGAATGGACAATAAAAGGAGAAATACCAGATCCGTTTGTTGCAGGAGGCAATAATTAATGGCGAGAGAATCAAAAACGAAAACTATTGATGGTGAACAATATACTTTCTACCAGATTAATCCCAGGCAAAGCATGAAATGTCTGACCCGCATAATTAAGCTTATTGGCGGGCCGATGGGATTGGGTATGGATACGAATGGATTAGATAATTCAAAGGATATCGAGGATATATTAGGGTCTAATGTCAATATCGGTGTTATCGTTTCCGGGATCTGTGATCGATTAGACGATGATAATGTTGAATATATTATCGATACCCTGCTATCCCAGACAATCCATAAAGGAAAGGGTGAAGTCTCTAAATCTTTTGATGAGCTTTTTGCAGGCAAATTACCACATCTTTTTAAGGTGGTTTTTGCGGCTATGGAGGTTGAGTATGGTGATTTTTTCGGCGGAAAACTCGACTTCTTAAAAATATTCAAAAAGGCGAGTATAAACCCGGAATCTGCAACGTAGATTTATATCTATGGCGGCCTGTATTGGCTCATATTACCACCCTGGAAGAGATTGAAACCCACTGGTCAATATGTGATTTAGCCGATGCACATGAGGCGCTAGATATACAGCAAGAGGCAGATGAATTTTATAGGAAACAGGCAGAAAGAAACGCAAAAGTAAAAGGATGATTTTAAATGGGAATTTCGCTCAGAGACCTTTTCGTCAGAATCGGGTTTGATGTTGACGAAAAACCAATCAAACAGCTTAATTCAGGCATTAAAAGCGTCAAATCTTCTGTCCTTATGATGACAGGGGCCTTTGCTGCTGCGGCCGGTGGTCTTATAGTCTTGGCCAGGAGCGTAGCTAATACCGGCGATGATGCCAGGAAAACAGCTCAGGCACTTGGATTAACTACCGAAGCTCTACAGGAATTAGAATTCGCTGCAAGTATCGGCGGTATAAAACAAGGAGAATTGAGGGCTTCTATCAGGCGATTAGCCAAAAGCGCCAATGATGCAAGCCTTGGATTGTTGACCTATAAAAGAGTATACGATTCCCTGGGGGTTTCCATTACTAATGCAGAAGGGAAACTTAAAACCACGGATCAGATTTTATCAGATGTAGCAGATAAATTTGCGGTGATGGAAGACGGCACTTTGAAAACTGCTTATGCTACAGATTTATTCGGGCGATCAGGAGCAAAATTAATTCCCTTACTTAATCAAGGGGCCAAAGGTGTCGCAGCATTACGAAAAGAGGCTGTTGATTTAGGGTATGTTATAGGCGATCAGGATGCACAGGCAGCAGAGGAGTTTAATGATTCCATTGTCAGACTTATGGCCATTATCCGAGGGATTAAAAATCAAATAGGGCTAGGCCTTATCCCTATAATGACTGATTTGATAAAAAAGGCAAAGGAATATGTAGGGGCAAATAGGGAATTTATCAAGTTAAAATTAGAAAAAGTTGTTAAAACTCTGATTAAATATATCAAATTATTTTATGAAATAGTCAAACGATCAGTGATTACAGTTAAAACTTTAGCTGATGCCTTCGGCGGACTTGAACGTATCATCAAATACACAGTTATGGCCCTGGCTGGCTTTATAGCTTTAAAGTTTGTCTATGGCATAGGGTTAATAACTCAAGGGATTTTTGGTCTGGTTTTGGCCTTTAAAACTTTAGGAGCTGCGGCTATCGCTGCGAAAATAGCCATGTTTGCTGTGCCTCTCCTTATTGGTGTGGGTGTACTTGCTTTATTGTTAATCCTTGAAGATATTTATCGATTTTTCAAGGGTGATGATTCAATTACAGCGTTAATTGTCGATGCGTTTAAAAATAAATTCCCTGAAGCGTTTGAGACTACAAGAAAAGCATTACAGGGTATTATAGATTTATTCAAATCAATAAAGGAAGTTGTAAGCAAGCCTGACTATTTTAAATTTGATGTGGGTAAAAGAACTGATCGAAGGTATGGATCATGGAGTGAGCAAGAAGGAGGAGGATTCTTTCAAAAGTTAAAAAATTATGTAACTGATTGGCAGCCAGGCCGAGTTATGAATCCCACTCCACAAGGGCAAACGGTTAATTCATCTAATATTAATATTAATTCACCGATTTCGGTAAATGTCCCGGCAGGAACTCCAATACAAGAAGTAGGCCCGCGCGTGCAGGCGGGCGTGAAGGATGCCCTTGGCGAGGTCTTACGGCAAACATATCAGGCTAATAAACCGCAGGTGGCATGGTAATGGAAAATATATTTGATAAAGATCCTAAATTAAAGCATGTCGTTCTTGAAGCCACAGTTGAGGTTGAAACCGATGATGGGAAAACGATAGAGGTTGACCGTAAATTGGTTATTGATGCCACGGTAAATGAAGAACATACAAGGACAGCTCAGGTGACTAAACATCCTATTGATGGCGGTAATAATACCTCAGATCATCGAATAAAACAGGATGTAATTGTAATTTTAACCGGCGTAATTTCTGATGATCCTATCACTATTTCGGCGGCGGCGATTGGAACGGCATCAGGGGCAGCCGGTTCTTTAATCGGCGGTATTGGAGGATCTATAGCTACCGGAGCATTATCAAAATTAGGTAGTTCGATATTGAATGATAAGCAAGGTGGGCGTGTTAAATCAGCTTATGAAATTCTTAAAGAGTTAGATAAACAAAGCTCTTTAGTTACTATCACAACTGGTTTAGATGTTTATTTTGATATGGTTTTAACATCCCTATCTTTCCCCAGGGATCAAAGCACATATAGAGCATTAAGATTCACTGCAATATTTCAGCAATTAGATATAAGTTATTCAGTAACAGTAGAGACATTTAATGCAAGCTATTTAGATTCATCAGTCAGGGACTCAGCTACACCAAAAAAGGGGTTAGGGAATCAAAGTACTTTGGTTCCAGGTACTGAAGCAACAACAAAAGGGAGCTCGATATTAAATAAAATACGTTTATGGGCACAATAAAACAAAACTAATTTATGTCATACGGGCATAATAAAAACAGGAGGTTTAAATATGACAGTAAAGTATATTGAAGATCAAATCTATAGCCGGGTAAAATCTACTTATACCCAAACCACTCAGCTTGAAGCATTGATGAAGATTATTAATGCTGCTCAAATAATCTCGAAAGGCCGATGTGGGGGAACGTATTATATTGTCGATCAGACTGAAGGCATCACCGGGTCGTATTCTACATTAATGGGCGGTATTAATGCAGCCAGGTATTCAACTGGCACTACTATTGATTATGATGATAATCACCATTCAACAGTTGTAGTATTGCCTGGTGATTATTCGGCAGAAGGGCGTATTGCTTTTTCCGGGAAAAATATTCATATTATCTGTTTAGGTCAGCCAGGCACGGATACAGGCGTTACAATCAGGCCTGTGGCTCCATCAACCTTTGCTTTTGGCGGATCTGGTACGGGTATTGAGCTTGCAAATATGTGTATTGTAGTTGATACGGCAATTCAGGCTTTATACTGGGAGCAAATGGATGG